CTTATTGTACTACCCTTTTCCAAAACCGACAGCCGTGTAGGAAAAATTCTTACCAATAGAAGCATTAGAACTATTTTTAAAATCTATTGTAAATCCAGTTCCAGAAAGATTTGTTATAACAAAATAATCTCCAGAAGCTAAATTTTGTGCTGTTATATTTACTGAAGGTAAATTACTATTTACTCCTAACAAGGCTGCCGTTCCAGTGAAGAACGCATTATCAAAAGTATATGCTGTAGCTCCTGCACTTTGAGTAATGTTAGTTCTTATTTCTTGTCTAGCTTGTATTTTTGCAGTGTATCCTAGTTCAAACACCCTAATATCCTGATTTGAGTCAGAACTTGTAAGAACTGTCCTAAATTGAAAACCTCTTGCTGTAAATGTACCGCTTGAAAAAGGTTCAAAAGCTGTATAAGTAGGATTACTAGAACTAGGATCATCCTGTGTTCTTCGTACAAATAATTGAGCATCTACATCATTAGCTGCCGTTCCATCAAAATTACCAGTTGTGGGAAACGCAGGGTCTCTAGAGTCAAACAAATCTGATGGGAAGAAACCTTCTGTCTTAAAATGTCTTACTAGATCAAGACTAAATACACCGCCTAAATCTAAAGTGTCTTTAAAGTCATAACTTCCAACTGGAGCAATTCCTCCTATGTCATCTAATGAACCTACATCATCAAATGTTCCTGCAATGCTGCCACCAATATCATCAAATAAACCGACACCAGCTAAATTAAGAGCATCTGTAGCTTCATCTACAGCAGTATTAATCTTTACACCTTGAAACTTAGGAACATCCTGATCTTCTCTTCTTGTCTGAACTAATAAATTGGTTGAATTATCAGCAAGTTGCACTACTGCACTTCCTTCTCCTGTGCTAAATCTTCCACCATCATCTTGAAACTTAAGAATGTACTCTCCAGTAATTGCAGGGACTATTGCAGAAGTTGAGTTTCCAGGTACAGCCTCTATTAAATCTACAGCGTTTTCAAATGTACCCGTTCCATCAGTTCTTGAACTGTCGTGCCTAATGTAAACAAAACCACCATGAGTAACGTCTAAATCTGTTGCTTTATTC